CAACCAACAAGTCGTTGATTTGCCTGGTAGACCAGACAATTCTCTCCGAGGCTGCCTGTGGCCCTTCCTCTTTGGGAATCCATTTATTATCTCCTATTCCGTCTGACATTTATTCTTCTGTTGGTTCTACGTCTTCAATATCCTCTTCTTGAGAAGCACCATGAATACCTGCTTGAATTGCAGCCATTAAGTCTTTTGTACCTCTTTGGATATTTTTATTACCAGTGTCTCCACCAGCACCTTCAATCTCTGATTGATTTGCTCTTTGCTGATATATCTCAATATCTCTAGCAATTCTTTTAGTGCCTTCTTCTGCAGCCATTAAGTACATGGTCTGAGATTTAATAATATCTAACATTGACTTCTGTAGAGTTGCAAGAACTTCAAACATTCTTGGTGCTAATTCACCAGAGTCAATTGTTTCTAATAGAGTAGTTAGTGCTTTTTCACCGGCTTGTAATTGATAAATTAGAGAAGACATTGTCATCTCATCCATTTTCTTTTTAGCCTGAATATATTCGTCTTTTTCAATAATATCTGCATCCAGATAAAATTTCATTAGACTTGTAATAGTCTTCTGTGCTTTCTTAGTTGCACCCGCTTTTAATTCTGTATAATTTACTATCGGTGCTAGATCTGTAGGTCTAGCCTGAATAGGTAAATCACCTGGATCGCTTTCCACATCCATAACTCCATCTCCAATCAGGTCATCTAACTCTTGTCTTATTTGATCTGCTTGTTCGGATATTGTCTTTTTCTTTTCACTCATAATATGATATTATATTCTATATATCTAGCAAATACTTGTAACAAATTTAGTAAATGTTTGTTACCTACTCTGATTGTATCTTCTCAATTGAATAGATGGAATTGCGTTATCGATAATAGTAGCTAATTGATTATCTCTAACAACGTATTGCTGTAATACGTTTCTTTGTTGACTTTGACCAATAGTCTTTTTAAACAATCTAATATTTGTTTGTTTTAATTGACCTGGCATTAAAGCGTATTGTTTATCTGTTACCCAACCAACTGGAGTAATTGAATGTTTCTTATTCATTACCTCAATTAAAGTTTGTGTAATTGGCATATTAGGATTTTTATTGCTAGCGCTATTTAATTTATATGCGTATGCTCCTAATTGACTATACTGATTATTTAAGTTAAATACTAATCCATACCATTGTCCCATTACAGGATTAATACCAAAATCAAATTGGAATGTTTGGTCATTTATATAAGCCTTTACATTGGTTGTATTAAGTGCTAACTTAAGACCTTTGTTACCTAATTGTCCATCAAATAAAACTTGTTCTCCAGCATTAGCAGTCATATTAGGCTGGAACCATGTTGTAAATGCTAAATTCTCATTAGCACTTAGAGTAGAAACTTTTTTGTAAACTAAAGCCTCAATACCTTGATCTTTAATTGAAGATAGGTCATAATGATTTTTAGAAACAATAGTCCACTTATTTCTAAGTTCCATATCTGAAATAGTTAGACTATTATGAATTCTATCTCTAATTCCATCTGCTACTGGACTAAATACAGTTTGATATTGTTCTGGTTTACTAGTCTGTGCATATTCTGCCTGTAACTCTTCTCCGAATACTTCTTCTAGGCCAACTGTTAAGTCGTCCATTTCTGTTTGAATTGCCTGTCCTGCTGTATCGTCTCCAACTAGTGTAGAAGTTCTCTCTTCGTACTTTCTTAACATGACTCTCCAGTAAGTCATTTCCATATTGAATTCATCTGCAAAAGAAACCGAAGCAACTTCATACATTCTATTCATTAGAGGGAAATATAAGTAATCTCTTGCTCTTGGTGGAATACCTGTTCCAAACGCAGCTTCCATTTGACCTTTTGTAATATGGATTTCAAAGTCTTCCCAACCCATACCAAAAATATCAAAATTGAAAGTTTGTTCTGGCATTGCATTATCAGGAACCATAATCTTAACTGTTCCCTGCTGTTTTACATTATATAGTGAGTATTCCATAAGAACAACATCTTTCGATCTCTTATCTGGTTCTACTCTAAAATATTTAGTCTCATGTCCCCACATGGTTGCTGCTAGATCTGTAATCTCTTTATAGATAGCAGTTGGTTTACTTAAATTATATGGGTTGTAAACAGGATCTGTACAGTCTACTACAATATTAGTACATCCATCTAAATAGGGGTCATTACAGTCATTACAAATTTGTGGACAAGATTGAATTGTTCCTGCTTGAGTCTCTAATTCAAAAGTTACACTAAATAGGCTAATTGTATGTAAATCTGAAAGGGCTGCAACTTCTGCTCTAATATCAATCCAAAGTGGCTTTGCGGGGTCAAAAGTATGTCCTAATAAATCTGTTGGAGTATTATTGATACTAAGAGGGCTAAATTCTGACATTTGACCACCATCACTAACTGTACCTTCTTGAGAGTATCTCCACTCATAAGAAAATCTATTATTTGCATCTGGCACTTTATAGAATTCTGCTGCCGCGGCAGTAAAAGTAGCTGGTTGTGTAATTGTAAAAATATTACCAGCTGGAAGCGTTGCAACTTCTAAAACATTAGAACCTACTAAAATTTTATCACCAACTTGTAAATCGAAGTTAACTCCAGTACCTATAATTTGAATACTTCCTTGTGTTATTTGTAAAGTACCTATAGTATTAACAGAACTAACACCCGCTAAAATATTCCAAGATAAAACCCTTAATGTATCTAAGTAAGGTTCTTGAAGTTTAGCGAAGATTTGATCTCCTATTTGATTTGCAGTAAAATTAGTTACCATTTAATGTAAAGACTGTTTTAGTCTATTTTTTATTATATATCTGAATCTTTATCGGTGATTAAAAGCATTTCAGGATTATCGGCTTCATATCCCTCTAATCTAGAAATAAATGCATTTGTTACACCGAAAACCTCAGCATTATTGTTTTCCGATAAGTATAAATCTAATTGACTTAAAAAATCCTTTACTTTAATTAGTTTAAAATGTTGATTTGATTTCAATAATCCTGCTCTATGTAGGACTCTATTTACTAGGTCAACCTCGTTAGGATGGAACATATCGAAAGTCCTAATAAAACCTCTAAGAACTTTTATATCGTATTTAATAGTTTTTGCCTGGTCTACTTTGACAATTCTATTATAGCTAGAATTAGAATTTAAGTTAACTCTAATGTATTTTAAATTTGGCATAGTATCAAATATTTGCCAAATAAAATAGATTGAAGTAGCCTCTTTATGAATAGTAGTATCACTTACAGCATGGAACCTATTAATATCTTTCTTAAAATATTTAGTAAGATAATCTCTCATTGTAGTAACTGAAACTACTCTACTATTATCTGGACCATGGTTAGTAGAAACATATCCTCTAAGAATAATACCCCAAAGTTTTAAGTCGATAGAGTTATACTTATATAGAGTAACGTCAATTATCTCTGAAAATGTATCATTTATTGTAGACATCTATTTGCTCTTCAATTTTTTTAAGGTCAGCGTATAATTGATCTTTAACAAATAGTTTTAATTCATCAAACTCACGATTACCTATTTCGTTTTTATTCATATAAAGCTCAACAGCTCTATCACTTGGATTATATTTATCCGCCGCATTTTTTTTAGCCTTCTTAGTTTTTGTATAAAACCATCTAGGAACCGATTTGAATCTTGAAGCAACCATTGACCAACTATCCACTACATTACCACCATTAATACCATTAATATTAAACATTTGAGCATTAGCGGGATATTTAATAGACATAAATCTATTAATCATGAAGTGATGTCTCTTCTTATTATGTTGTTTTATTTTCTTGTAGTGTGCTGGCTTCGTGAACATTATCTTCACAAAGTCGAACAGCTTAGTTTCGTCTAGCATATTGATTATACATTAATAAGTGGGAAAGTTTACTTACACCACTCGTTAAAAGCCATTTGATATGCAGCCTCATAATCATAGCCTTCTTTTAATAATTTATTAGCCCATGCTTGAACTTCTGCCTTTAATCCATAGGCATTAGCTTCTGCTAATATTTCTTCAATTAAAAGATAGTCATTTAGATTCATGATTTGCTCTGGCATTAAAATAATTTTTTAGTTGGATCTTTCTTAGTAGACTTCTTAGTCTTTTTACCCACTAGTTTCATTGGAGGCTCTTTCTCTTCTGGAATATCCATACCTACAAATGGGTCTGGGGCAAAATTGTTTTTCTTTGCACCTTCTAACCAATCAGTATCTGCTAAGATTTTATCCATCTCAAATAAAGATTCTTTGTTTTCTAATGCACCTTCCCAATCTTTTTCAATAGCATCGTAAATAGCTTTTTGAATTGGATCTGGAATAGTTTTATTATGTAACAACATTAGGCCAATATTACTAGTAAGATTAGCTTTGATTAGAGTTAAAGAACTATGCCCTACTACTCTGTAAATAATATCGGATAGTTTATCTTTAGCTTCTGATGAGAATAGGTAGTCAATCTTAAAGTCTTTATATTCTTTAACAAATTGATTGTAGATAGACTCTGCAGTTTTATCTGTAATAGAATAGTTTCTAAGTTTACCTGTCTTCATTTCTTTCTGCCATGTAATTACAGATGGGATATTATCTGATTTATCACCTGTTAGTATTTTCTTAAAGATAAATTCATCACAGTCAATTTCTGTAATACCAATCTTGTTAGCTTTTACCCAACCCATAATATCTTGTTGATAATTATCACGTAGCATATTCTTACCACCCATATTGAATAACATATCATCCTCTGTCATGTCCTTAGAGGCCGATTCTGCCATGTCATCCTCAAAGCCTTTATATCCATAGAGAGATTTCTTGGTGTTGTAGTACCATACCGTATGCGCGTCATTTGTAGTAGAATAGTTGACTAACTGTATAAGGTCTCTGTCACCTGTCCATACAATACAAGATTTACCTCTGGCATTCAACATTGTTGACCAACCAAAGATAACATCATCTGCTTCTGCGCCTTGAATTTGATGTACAGTTACACCCTTCTTAGCAACAATTTGCTGGAATGCTTCATAGACTTCATAGACTGCTGTCCAATCTACAGTTTTATTTTGTTTTCTTGTACCTTTATATTGTGCATCTGGATAAAGATCTTTTCTCCATGATTTAGAGTCTACTGTCAAAACTACATCATCAACAAACATCTTAAGCTTACGCATTTCAGATGCAAAGTCAATTGCTAGTTTTCTCATGAACTGAGACTTTTGTTTGTCATCACCGAGTAGAAGTGCACCGGCCTTAGGCTTAGGCAAAACGAATAACCTACTGAAGACAAAGTAGTTACCGTCGATTAATAGTGTGTGTTTTCCCACTTTCATATTTTGTGTGTTTTAATTCCTATACTAATATACGAAAAATATTTGACATAGAAAAATGTTTTAGCATTTATTTTGCTTATTCTTTAACAATTCCTTGAATATCGTAAACGCAACTTAACATTGTGATTACGGGGTCTATAACATGAACTCTCTGAGCTTGATGTTTAGCAACCGAAATAATTACTTGCGGGATATGCTTTACACTTTGCAGTCGTTCTTGTTGTATATATTCAACAAACTCTGCTCCTAACGATTGTAAAACATCATCAACTCTGTTAGAATAATTACTAACCAGAAGTTGATAGTTCTTAGCTGGATCTGACTCGTTGAATATCAAGTCAAAAACATCTTTGTATACAGAATTAAACTTCTTAACATCTTCTACCGTAATATTATTAGTACCTTGTGTCTTATAGCCTTGTAACTTATTTAGAGTACTTCTTAGATCTGGGAAATTACGTCTAACAAACTCAACTAGAGCTTCTTTGTCGATAGTCATTTCCTCTTGTTTACAAATATCATAAACTCTTCTAATATACTTCTTTGTCAACTCAGACTCTTCTTCTTTATCAAAGTCAAAGTTAATAACTTCAAACCTAGATAGAATAGGATCTGGTAGTTTGTTGATATAGTTACAAGTTGCAATAAATCTAGAATTACTAGCGAATTGCTCCATTGTAGCACGAAGTGCTTTAAAGAATTGGTCAGATACACCATCGACCTCATCAAGTATTACTACTTTAAATGAGCCGGGAGCATCCATTATTGATACTGTAGAACAGAAATCTATAATTCTAGTTCTAATAACATCTACAGATGTGTCTGTAGACGCGTTAATGTAAAGGTATGGTAAATTAAATTGATTTACTATAGCTTTAGCACAAGATGTCTTACCTGTTCCAGGAGAGCCTGCAAATAGCATATTCTGGACCAGTCCATCTTTGAATTTAGACATTACTCTATCTGGTAGAATTAAATCATCTAAATTTTTTGGCCGATACTTTTCGGTAAAGAGTTGGTTTATTGATTGCATACAACTTTGTTTAGTTATTATAGTACCATAGTGCTAAAATGTTTCATAGATAAATATAGTATATGGCGATAATTATCAGAAAGACTGGTGGGCCTTGGCCGGCAAACAGATATGGTATTGTTCTAAAGCATTTACCAAGATTTTTAAGAAAGTTTCTAATCAATCATAGGAATCTTGCTAAATGGTCTAACGACGATCAATTCATGGAGTGTGTCTTAAAAATGCAAAGGCCAAAATCTACAACTTCCACCAAGATTTATTGGGATATGGTTAATGATAGAGCTCTAGACGAAAAAGGACTAGAGAGGTCATATAATACTGTTGATTGGTATTGTGCTATTTCACTTAAACCTATTAAGTCTAAGTTTATGAACTTCGATCTTAAGAATTTTATACATCCAGAATATTACGATGTCTTAGAGGCACCAATGGTAGATAGTCGTATCTTGAAATCTTCAATTGACTTTCGTAAAAAATGTAAAAAACTCCTGCTCGAACAACGAGAGGAGTTTCTTAAACTTGCTAAAAAGAACGCTAGGCGCTCTCTTTAATATTATTACATTAAAGCTTTAAATCTATCTGAAACAGAACCCATTTTAAATGCACTTGATTCAGTTACTGCTTCTGTAGCAATACCTTCTTCATCTGCAAATTCTTCTGCGTTCTCTTTGTCTTCAGCATCAACTGATTCAACGTCGAATTCTTCGTCGCCAACTTTGAAAGTCTTTTCGCCTTTTGCAATTGCTTCTGCTCTTGCAGCACCGAATGCATTACCTTCTTTAATTTCTACTGATTCAAATTGTAAAGAATCAATTCTGATATTCATTGAAGCCATTTCCATCGGTTTAGTACCATCTTCGTAGTCTACTGTTGCAAACAGTTCACTCATTTCTATGATTTTAAATCTTCCAGGGAATCTGACATTCTCACCGTAAACTGTTTCACCTTTATTAACAGCTTTCATAGCTTTCTTTAATTTAGGGTGTAAACCTTCGTTAAGAGCTTTACCACCTCCTGTTTTAGCAGATGCTGTCTCAGAGTAGCTAATTTCTTTTCCAACAGTTACTGCATCGTCATCAGAACCATCTTCTTTCTTACCTTTGAAATCTTTTTCGCCTTCATATTTAGGTTTTTGTTCTTCTTCTCCAGTTTCTGGATTAGTAACTCCAACTGTTGCACCTTTATCTGTAATAACTTTAAAACCTTCATTACCTGCGATAAATTCATCAGCTAATTGTTTTGATGTCTTTGCAGTTTTCGTTTCTTCATCCTCATCAAAATCAATTGCATCTAGTTTATCTTTAAATTCTTCAATCGCATTACTTACTGATTGTGTAAATGATGTATATTGCTCTTCTGCGTCTTCTTCTGAAGTACCTTCAGATGCATCTTGGAAAACTTTAACAGATACTCCACCGTTTGCATCATTATATGCTTTTGCTAAATCTTTCTTTTGTTGTCTAAGATCTTTACCAGCATCTTCATCCTCCATTGCATCAAAATCAACCCCATTTAAGAAATTAATATATGCATTACCTGTTTTTAAGAATGCAGAAATTTTAGCTTTAGCTTCTTTTTCTTTCTCAGAACCAGATTGAGCCTCAGCGTCCATTTGTGCCTGTGCGTCTTTTAAATCTTGTTCTAATTCAGCTTTCTTTTCTGCTGATTCCTTCTTAAGTCTGGCTTGGATTTCTTTATTCTTCTTAGCCATTTTTTCTTGGAATTCTGGGTTGTCTTTTTGGAATTTAGCTTGAATTTCTAATTTTTTATCGATAACATCAAGTTCATGTTGGTCGTCAATGGCTAATTTTTCACCAGCCCATTGCTTGGCCATTAATTCTGATTCAATTTTATTATCTGATTGTAATTCGGATAATTTAGTATTCATATCACGAACCTTAGCATCTAACTTTTTAGTTAATTTTTCTTTAGCTGCTGTTAATTTAAGCTCAACTGATTTTGCACCATCCTTTAGAACCTTATCTCTCTCAGCTCTAATTCTATCTCTATCTGCTTTCTTCTTAACTGCTTGGGCATCACCCTGATTAACTTTATCTATAGCTTTCTGGAATTTATCTTTAATACCTTGCTCTAGCTGCTCTTTCTTGTCATCTTTAGAAAATTCAAATTCCTCTAAAGCTTGAATTTTTTTTAATTCAGCCTTTAAGATATTTTTCTTATATTTACCGTATCCACCTTTTAGCTTACCATAAGCTTTCATAGAACTTACTTGCTTCATGATTTCCGCCATGAAATCTTCATTTACTGCAACATACTCTTCATTGATAATATCATCACATGTTTTTTCAAAGTCTGCTAGTATGTTATCAACATCTTCTGTAATCTGCTTTGAAAGTGCTTCTAGGTTAGTTAAAATAGTATCAACGTCTTTTACAATCTCTGCTCTTACCTCTTCACCGGTTACCGGGCCTGAAGTTTTATCAATACCTACTGTATTTGTGTTTGTTTGAACAGCTGGAGTAGCGTTCTGGTTTGGGTTTGAAACCTCGCCAGCAGCGAATTCTTCTTGTAATAAGATAGGTTTCTTTAATTTCATGTTAGCCATAGTGTTTTTTATTATGTTTTAAACTAATTTTGTATATGATTTATATATCTAACAAAGTATGGTAAAAAGAAAAGGCCCTCAAAAAGAGGGCCTTTAAAAACTTCTATAAATTAACTAGTTATTATAGTGCGAAGTTTAATAACTCAAATTTCTCATATTGAGTTTCAGGATGGAATCCAGCTTCAACTAATGCGTATCTAGATTTTACAGCTACTTTTGGAGCCATAGTACCTTCAACGATAGCTTGTACTGATTCAGCCATTAAGTAAGGCATGAATACAAGACCTGGACCGTTACCATCACCTTTTCTACCAACTAAGATCTCTAAAGATCCGAATGCGATAGATGGGTCAGTATAAACATTAATACCAGCAACAGAACCTAAAGGATAGATTGAACCTGCAACTTGGTTTACAGTGTTAGCCATTGGATAAGCTACGAAACCTGCAACACCTTGTATTGCAGAAGCAACTTTACCGCCTACGACAGCGAAGTTACCAGCACCTCTTCTACCTTTTTGTGCAATTAAGTTTGCAGCAGCAAGGATTGAAGTTAAGATTCTTCTGTGTGCATCACCTTTAGTCTCACCAGCACTTAACGTTAATGAAAGTCCGTTAGTAACTAAACCACCGTTAAGATCATCAGCATCATACTTACCGTGTAAGTTTGAACCAGCGATAAATCTCATCGTAGATAAGATGTGGTTATTGATAGACTGAGTTAATTCGTTAGTTAAAACTGCTTCTACTTGAGCAACAGCGTCAACACCGAATTGTTTAAGGTCTTGTACTTGCTCTCTAGTTACAGCAGCAGCTACTTGGAAAGTCTCTGCAGAAACTGATTTAGAGAATAAGCTTAAGCCCATTACTTTGTCTGGAGTTTGTTCCCCAACACCTCTTGACATTGGTCTTCCAGTATCACCAGAAGCACCAGAGAAACCAGGAATGTGGTCTTCTAAAGCTTTTACTAATTCAGCACCATCATATAAAGATACCATTGTTACTGGAGTACTGTTTTCAGCATCTAGAAGAGCTTCAGTAGTAGCACCAATTTTGATGATGTCTTTACCATCGATTCTTGATGCACCAACTCTAGCGTCACCAGATAAAACTGTTACACCTGCAGTAGCTTTGATGTAAGTTGGAGATGTGTTACCAACTACTTTACCACCTTCGTATACGAAGTCTAGGTAAGATAATAAACCCATTGGTCCAGCCATAGGTACAACAGGTACTAGGTCTAAACCGATTGTTTGTGCAGCAACTTGCATTGCTAACGGTAATAATGTTGGAGCTTTGTCACCTGATCCTGAAGCACCTGCGTCACCTTGAGCAGATCCAGCTGGGAAAGATGTTGCACCCATACCAAAGATGTTACCAGCAGTGCCTAAGGCCATGATGTTTGCATCTTCATAAAGCTTGTGATTGTGGCAGTATTCTGACATCCAAGCTAGCTTTGAGCTTTCGTTAATACCAGTAGCTTCCTCAATGATTGGAGACCACGTGTTTCTAACTTCAGCTTCGTTAATTAAATTTGCCATTTTGTTAAATTTTTATTTTTAATGGTTTGTTTAGTGTTTCTTTCGAAACTCGACTTGCTTGGGTTTTCTGCTTCGATACCCTTATCGTCGATCAATTTTATATATCTTTTACTTTTTAAATCTTTTCTTTAAGCTTTCAGCGTAACCAGACACATCATATAGTGGCTTGTTTTCTTCCTTAGTAACTGCTGATTCGTTAACTGCAGCTAACTTTTCTAGGTCAACTTTTACCTCTCTTAGATCTCTAGTTTCCCAGAAGTTTCTAACTTGATACTCAGTTTTTAGAGTATGGTAATTCGCTTGAGCTTTAATTTGATTTTGTTTTGCTTCAGTTAGAGATTCGAATTTCTCTTTATATTCTGCAGGAGCTGCAGTCATAAAGAATGGTTCGTTATTTTTAGCTTCAACAACAGCATCTGCGTTTTCAATGATTGCACTAATTTGTGATTCATTCATAAATGCTCTTTTTGTAACTCTATTTCTAACTTCAGTTTTTGCATCTTCGTTTAGTGCATTGTAAGCTTCTTGTACAGAACCTGAAACTACATTTAAGAATGCAGGATTTTCATTTTCTTTTACTTGAGCAGCTTCAACTAATGCATCTAATTTAGATGAAATTTCTTTTTTGTATGATTCTAATGGATCGTGTGCTCCATCTTCTCCTTCTGCTTCTTCATCACCTTCACCAGCTTCAGCTTCTTCAGTTTCACCTTCTGGCTCAACTTCAGATACGTCTTCAGTTTCATCTTCTAATTCTTCAGCAGGTTCGCCAATATCACCTTTAGCATCATCTACATCGCCTTCTTCTGAATTATCACCAACTTCTTCAACATCAGCTTCTTCTTTTTCAGCACCAGGTGCTTCAGCTTCGTCTTCTTCTTCAGTAACTTCTTCAGATTCACTGTGGAATTCTTCGTCTTCTTCTTCAGTAACTTCTTCAGTTTCTTCAACTTCTTCAGTTTCTTCAACTTCTTCAGTTTCTTCAACTTCTTCAGTTTCTTCAGCAACTTCTTCAGCACCTTCACCAGCTTCATCTTCTTCAGCTACTTCTTCAGTTTCTTCAACTTCTTCCTCTTCAGCTACTTCTTTAGCTCCATCTTCGCCTTCATCTTCAGCAGGTAATTCACCAACTTCAGCAGCATCAACTTCGTCTTTAACTTCAGCATCTGACTTTACAGTTTCATCTTCTAACTCTTCAGCAGGCTCTCCTGATTCATCTTCAACTTCTTCTTCAACTAAATTCTCGTTGATTTGAGTTGCAATATATTCAGTGTATTCTGAAACTGTCTGTAAATTTTCTTTTAAGTACTCAACATAAGATAAAAGGTTCTTATTAGTTTCAGTACCTTCGTTAGCTTGTTCAGCAACGTAGTTAGCAAAATCTTTAACTTTACCAACAGCCTCAGCTAAATGCTCAGAGTATTGAATACCTTGATCTAATTTTTCTGCAACAGACTCAGTATAAGATATACCTTGGTCTGCTTTTTCAGCAACGTGTTCTGAGTACTGAATTGACTCATCTAATTTGCCAGCTAAATACTCAACGTATTCTGAGAGAGTATTAACGCTTTCAACGATATGGTCGTTATGAGATGTTACGTTCTCTAACGTGTTATCTTCGCTTTTTGCTCCGATAGACTCTTTAATGCTTTTCATTTCGTTAGCTAAGTACTCAGAATACTTATGGAAATCTTCAGCTTTTACAAATTCTGCCATGTTTTTTTCTTTTATTTCTGTATTTGTGTTTGTTGTTGTAATTTCTTGTTCAGCAACTCCGCTTTCTTCATTCATTTCGTAGATCCAAAGACCAGAGTTGTTATCAAAACCATAAGATTCATTTACTCTCTTTAACTCAGCATTAGCAAATCCAGGATCTGCAACTAAATCATAAGTGAATAATTGTTTGATTTTAACTTTACCATTTGATTCTACAGCTCCTGCAGCTCTTGAAGAGATTTGTAAAGGTACACCAGCATCAACTAGTGCTTTAGCTTGACGACCAGCGTCAGTATCTAATAGTCTAATTTTACCCTTTACATGCTTTGAGTCTTTATCGTAGAAAAGTTCCTCTATAATGTGTGAAACATTTTTTAGAGAAATATCAAATTGCTGAGGATGGTCTAACTCACCTAATAGTTTAGAAGACTTAATCTTGTCTTGTAACTGTTCGATTTGAGGTATATACTCATCTTCAGTATAAATTCTGTTGTTTTTATTCTTAGTGTCTATTTCACCAAAAATACCTTCGAGAATGTACTCTTTATTTTCCTTTGAAGCTACGCTCAGTTGGGAAGAGGACATTTCGACGATTAATAAATCGTTAGCTTTTGCCATATCTATGGTTTTTATTATTTTTAATATATATCACGTCTTATTATGCAAATATCTTAATATGTTAAATGCCTGCTAGAGGATCGTCTTCTTCGCCTCCCTCTTCTTTCTCGGCTTCCTTATCTTCTTCTTTTTCTTCCTCGGCGTCTTCAGTCTCTTTATCTAGATAATATTTAACTAGAACGTCCATTTCACCTTCGGCAAAAGCATCTTGTCCATACTCTTGAAAGAAGTAATCTTTGAATTCTTTTTCTGTCTTGGATGCTGTAATAGCTCCTAGAATTTCAGCTGATTTAATCTCAGGACCAGAGTCTAAAACAACTGGCTCTACATAAATATCGGATTCTTCGCCGGCTTTTAAAGCGTCTTCAGCAACGAATTCTTCGAATGTTTTAAAAATATTAATATCTGTTTTCATATTTTATATATCTCTTTTTCTAAATTATCTAGGATTAGATGCCCATTCCATCATCTTCTGGCTCTGGTTCTTCAGCTGCAGCCTTTTCAGCTTTAGCTTTGTAAGCCTTATTAGCTCTAATTTCATCCTCAGTTAATTTAAGGTATTTAGTAACAAGATATTCTTGGTCGAAGTAATATTCTTCTTCCATAGTCTCTTGGTTAGTTGTCATCAGAGAATCTCTCATACTAGAGATAAAGTCTAATCTCAGCTGCATGATTTCTTGGTTCTTTAATTCAGCAAATACATTCTCTTCATTGAATCTTAAAGCTACTTGAGTTTTAAATTGTGGATCGTCACTGAACTCTGGGTATTTAAGACACATTTGAATATAAAGTGGCTTAACTAATATCTCTTGGAATACTGATCTTAATCTATTAATAAACTTAGCGAATTTAATCTCATCTCTTACCATACCATCACCAGCTAGTGCATATTCGCCGCCATCGTCTTCATATAAGAATCTATTGTAAGGAATTTTTGATACTTGTCTTAGTTTATCATAGAAGTATTTAAGTGCTTCTGTATCATTTAATTCAGGACCTTCACCACCAAGAGTTTCAATTTCTGGTGTTTCACCATCTTTAGAAGGTAACCAATACTCTTTTGAGAATTGTAGCATTGGTTTACCGTCAGTGGTTAAGTTACCTGATTCGAAGTCAAAGTCAACAACTTCTTTATAGTTATTCATCAGTTGAGCTAACGATTGTTTTGCTCTTGTTTTAGATTTACCACCAACAGGGATAATAAACTTCATTCTGAATGAAGCGTTAGTCACCGCCCAGATTACTCTGGTGTGTTCCATAATTCTAAGTAGGTTAAACGATCTAATTAATCTCTCAACATAACTAACTCTTGAAGCAGTTGAAAGAGAAGAATAAGAAAGGTAAATGATTTGAGAATCATATAACACTCTTTCTTTTACTGGATCGTCTTTGTATTGAATCCATACCTTCTTACCATCGTCTTTATTAAAACCAGGCATTAAGGTTACTGGATCGATTTCTTTAAAACCTATAATTTCTTTTTGGTCTGGGGAATAAATTATCTCAAATGATAAGTAACCATCAACTAGGAATTTTCTAAAGAAGTACCATGCTGATTGTTCACCATTAAAACCAAAGTAGTGATAGATTTGTCTAAAGTATTTGTTTAGGTCTTTGTTAATTTCATCGGAAACATCTAGACCCATGATTGAAGGTTGTGCAAAGAAATTCTTTTCATCATATACAATTGCCTCATCACAAAGTATATCTAGAATATCTTCAACTTCATCGTTCATTGAGAATCTTCTCAACTCATCTCTTTTACCAGGATAATCAATATCAAAGAACGGTACGTTCTTCTTCATATTAATATCTGCCATGGATAGTGCAGCAAATGCACCATAAATATCATCATTGTCAAGGCCAAACGGGTTCATCTCTCTATAGCCGAACTGGTCTTCCATTGGACCAATTGCTTGAGATTGTCTAAGTACCATGTCGTCATAACGCATACCAAAAGAACTTAGCGTTTTCAAAGCATTTGAAAGGCTAAATGGTCTTGTGTTAGAACTGAATGGTCCGTTTCTTTTTTCGGTAAATCCTGCCATAATATAGTATTATTTCTGTTTTATATATCTCATTTATTTAAGTGGTTTCTGAACATTGCCCTGATAGCACCAACTCCCATGCCTTCTAACTGTAGAAAATCAGCAAGTGCGATTCTGGCCCAGTGTTCATATCCTACTACTGCTTGTTGTGATTTACGACTAGGGATATATTGTCTAATCGCAAAATCAAATCCAAATTTACCTAAAAAGCCCTTTGCACCATCATAACTTAATGATAGCGGAGCCTGGTTTTTAGCCGGTTTTCCCTCTTGTCCCTTTAAGTAACCTTTGAATCTTTCGTAAACTACATCTAGTAGTTCTTCTTTAATATTAGGTGGTAATAAGTTTAGATTAATGCCACAGTCATTATTACCTGCTGGGTCCAATGCTAATACACATGGATTTCTATCCCACTCTGTTGCATATTTAGGATCGTCGTATCTAAACACATAGACCTGTCCTGGTCTAAATCTTCTTGCCGTACTCTGTACTGCACCTTCTCTAATAGACTTCTTAGAATCTACGAACCAGGCTTCAGCAGCAGATTTTGCTCCGCCTCTACCGCCGGCATCTTTAGCTAATTCTTTTATGTTCTTTTTAACTTGTCCCATTATTTAAGTGTCTTTTCCGTTAACACGATAAATCTCATGTTACGACTTTCACACCATGCTTGCGCATATTTATATTTGTCAGTGTTCTTAACATATTGCTCTGCTAAAAACTTATACGATTCTAAAGCCTTCTTTGATTTCTTAAGAGGTGGTCTAGGTTTTTTAATTTGAGCTTCTGGTTTGATTTCAACTATAAACTCTTCTTCAATACCCTCTTCATTCTTGGTCTTCATATAGAAGTCCGGATAGTACTTTCGCTTTTTATTATCAATTCTAGAAATATAAGCAATTTCCACAGGTTCGCTTGACCACTTTAATACGTTATCTTTAGTATCACACATAATACAAAACTTTCTTTCCCATGAGGAACGATAAATGATCGGCGTTGGACCGATGTATTTGTCTGGATTTTGTGGCTCGTAATAGCCTTGTACAAAACCTGAATTCCCTCTGGGTTTTAAGTTCTTTATTGACATTATATATTAAACATTCCGCCTTCTGAACTACCATTATTGGTATTAATCTTATCCATCGACATTGTGTTCTTATATTTTTGTGGGTGGATTTTATTCCAACCTTTCGCATACCCTCTTTTTGCTATCTCTGTGAAATAAGCAAACGCGTTGGTATATTTGGGATTAAAATTACGCCAGTATTTTAAGAGGTCTAGTATTGCAAACTGTAAACAATCGTTTCTATCATCACTATTTACGTAAACTAATTTTCTTATTGCCCTCTCTGCTAATAGGATTAACATCTTCTCAGCGTCCTTTGTTAATTTATCATCCTCTAAAGACTGCACAATCTGATTGTAAAGATCTTTATTATTTAGATAATTCTTTTTTCTCGGCACGTTTGTTTAATTTAATTTACCTTTATATGAAAAAAAGCCCGATTGTTTCGAAACGGGCTTTTAGTGGGATTGTGAAGTCTATATGATTAGACCGCTT